AACCCGCAAGAGGCAATGGCAATCATGTTACTGTGCCAGGCAGAAGACTTACACCCCGCCATAGCCATGCGGGACTATCACGTCATCCAAGGCCGTCCAGCCTTGAAAGCAGACGCAATGTTGGCTCGTTTTCAACAAGCGGGTGGAGCAGTTAATTGGAAGGTATACGAGGATGAGCAAGTCACGGGAATATTTAGCCATCCAGCGGGGGGCAGCCTTGAAGTCACCTGGACACTCGCAAAGGCCAAACTCATTGGTATTGCAAACAAAGACAATTGGCGCAATTATCCCAGGGCAATGTTGCGTGCTAGGTGCGTCTCTGAGGGTATCAGATCGGTCTATCCAGGCTGCGTTGTCGGTGTCTACACGCCTGAAGAAGTCCAGGATTTCTCACCTCCCAGACAAGAGCAGTCTGCTGTACCACCGTCTCCAGTTGAGGTCATTAAGGAAGTGGTTAAAGAGCAGCAACACGCAGAATGGCCTCTATTCGTCCCCAACTTAGAAGAGGCACACAGTGCCCACCACACGCCAGAAGAGTGGATAGAGGCTTATAGAGGGCTTGTAGAGCGCATCAACAGCTCTGCCAAACTTAAGGTACAAGAGAAGACAGACAAGATCATGTCTCTCTATGTGGTCAACCAAATGGTCACAGACAAGTTCAGCAGCCATCAACGCATCTTACTCAGAAGTGCTATTGCCCAGGCTGGTGTAGACCCAGCAACTCACATTCCCACAGACGCAGAAACCATAGATTTATAAGGAGAACACAATGCCATACGAAAAGAAACCAGCCGTAGGCGGTTACCCAGAAACCCCAGGTAAGGGTGTCATGTACTGGAACGAGGTATCTGACCGCAAACACGAGATGTCACCAGACTACTCTGGTTACGTCTTGTTGGAGATGGACTACAAACGGGGTGAGAAACTCTATTTGGGTGCGTGGAAGAAAGACACCTCCAGAGGCAACACTTTGCTCTCAGTCAAAGAAGACAACTGGCTGAAGAAGAAACGTCTGCAAGAGCAAGGTATCAAAATGCAAGACCGTGAGGTCACGCCTGGTTATGCCAAGGTTCACAAACCCCGTGATGAAGACGATTCAATCCCCTTCTGATGGTTACTAAGAAGATCAGCCCCACCCAGCGGTCTCTAGCCTACCTCAGAGAGGAAGGTTATCTAGTGTCTATAGTCGAGCATTGGAATCCATTTGCACGCATAAGACAGGACCTGTGGGGGTGGTGCGATCTTCTAGCTATCAAAGACAATGAGGTACTGGCGGTGCAAGTGACTGCCAGTGCAGTGTCCACAAGAATCAAGAAGATACAAGAAAGTGAGACTGTCTCATGGGTCAGGAAAGCCAACATCAAGATACACGTCCACGGCTGGAGAAAGTCTTTGAAGACGGGGAAATATGTGCTGAGAATAGAAGACATCTCGTGAGATTTATTAATATGAGTCTGCAAGAGTTGTGGGTCTTGGCCTATTCAGAAGGGTTCAAAGACGGTCAAAAAGAGGGACGTTAGCTCAGATGGTAGAGCAGCGGACTTTTAATCCGTTTGTCGTGGGTTCGATCCCCGCACGTCCCACCAAACAGAGCAGTGGATGCGAACTCCAGGGCAACCCTGGGAGTTAGGACGGGAGCTGGCATACCCCCGTAATCCACAGTATGCCTTTTCTAACTTAACAAGGAACAAATCATGGCAACTCGCAAGAAAAAAGAAGTGGTAGAAGAAGTAAAAGCAGACAAAAAGAAGAAGGAAACTAATATCTTTGTGGCAACCCCAATGTACGGTGGAATGTGTACAGGTTACTTTACCCAGTCCCTGATCACTCTGGGGCACACACTGCAGCAGAACGGCATCAGTATGGGGTTTAGTGCCATGTTCAACGAAAGTTTGATCCAGCGTGGCAGAAACGCCCTGGCACACACTTTTATGCAGAACAAACAGTACACCCACCTGATGTTCATAGACGCTGATATCAAGTTCCACGGGGCTGATATTGTGAAAATGATACAGGCAGACAAGGACATCATCTGTGGCATCTACCCTAAGAAAGAAATTAACTGGGCTGGGGTTGCACAAGCAGCTGCTGAAGGTGTTCCCGTAGACCAGTGGAAGAACCGCACAGGGTCTCTAGTGATCAACCTAAAAGACTATCAAGGTTCAGTGACTGTGCCTGTGGATAAGCCTGTGGAAATCTTTAATGGCGGTACTGGGTTCATGTTGATCAAGAGACGCACTTTTGAACGCATGAAAAAAGCGGTTAACAAGTACAAAAATGATGTTGGATTTATAGGCCAAGGCGTAGCACAAGAAGAATGGATCACAGAATACTTTGCCTGTGCTATTGAACCAGGCACAGAAAGACTGCTGTCCGAGGACTATTTCTTCTGCTGGAATGCTAGAGAGGTTGGCCTCAAAGTCTGGGCAGCACCGTGGGCACAATTAGGCCATTTTGGGACGTATTTGTTTGAAGGTGGACTCTTACCAGCACCTTAACGCTTGGCAGTCCTGGCGGCCTGTTTAAAGGCTTTTCTGGTAGGGTAACCAGGCTGACCAGGTTTCTTGGCGGGTAGGCCAGCCTTGCGTCTTTTGTTGATGTTGTAGTAAAGACCACGTTTTGCTTTTGGTGTTTTCATCTGCATCCCCATCTTTTTCTTGCTGCTTTACCTCTTTCACCAGTCCAACCTTTAGAACGAGCACAAAATGAACGATGTCTTGCTCCTGATTTTTGTGGTGCTTTTAGGTTTGATCCTGTCGCTCTGTTGTATTTGGATCGTCCTTTTGCTGTCAAACCTCCCCCTTTGGATGCTGGGAGTTTTTCTCCTCGTCCTACTGATAGTGACGGATTCTTGCTATTAGCCATACAGTCTTGTCCCCGCTTTATCTATGATTAACTTTTGTAGTCTAGGTTTGTCATTAGGACTATTAGGAACAGATATATGAGTCCAACGATCAAACTCACGAATAATTTGGTCATACTGCAACTCGCTCGCAATAATGGTTTTGACCACTTCATCTGGGGTCATACCAGGCACTCTCAGGTCAGCTGCACAACCCAACCGATGCTGAGACGTGTTTTTGCTACCCACGGCAGCATTCACGGCCTCACTCCTGTAGGCACTGTTGACCATGATAGGCTTGCCTCCTAGCGTGGTTTTAACCTGTTCTAGGAACACTGCCAGGCGCATAAGATTGGCTTTCTCATATTCGCTGGGAGTGTTATCTAGTTCCCGATGGTCTGTGACCGTGAGTTCTTCTAGGGTAAAGTGTTCAGTAAGTAGTGTCATTTTGTGGGCGTGCTCTGGTGAAGAAGTTGATCCTTGTTCTGGCTAGATGCAGAACTTCCAAAATAGAACCCAATAATGCCAGTCCAGGCAGTCCCTAAAGAACCCAGCATAATGTCGATCTGTGGGGCGTGTTGTATCTGACCGTACATCAACCCAAACAGAATGCCAAAAAACCCGCCTGTGACCCCTACAGCAAGCACAGGGGGTATCCATGAACGGGTGGTGGTCTGCATCTCTCTGGCAGACTTTCTGTCTTCTACCGCCAGCTGCTCAAAGTCCAAGCTCATCTCCTGAGCTTTTGCTTTCAATGCCAACTCAGCAGACTGAATGCTTGCGATCTGGTCAGCAGTCAGTTTGCCAGAATTGATCGTGTCTTGTACCGCATTAGGGTCAATACCTAGAGACTTGGAAACGGCCTCTACTGCCATGCCAGCAAGTGGACCGCCCAGGCATGAGGCAATTGTCGGTGCTAGTGTTTTAAGCCAATCCATTCTTATGCTCCTTACTCTTTTGGTAATCTAAGTGAATCCCGTACATCAATAGTGCAAAGGCCGTTAGGAGGACAAAGCAGCCAGCCAATAACGCTGCACGAACTTGCCATTTGTCAATGAACTGCCGTCTCTTGAGAGCAGCCAGCTCCACGGCTTTTTTTGTTCACGCTCGACTTTTTCTCGCTCTTTTCGTACAACTTCCCGCATCTCTACAAACTTGCTCCAGAGTCCTGGCATTCCTATTTGATAGATGATCATCTCTCTAAGGTCAGTCTCCATCTGCTCCAGCTGCTGCTGCCTCAAGATGCGGTTCATGGCCTCCTCGTTGATAGAGATATTCTTGGGTAAAGGGTTCTTTTTTGCCTCTTTCTCAGCCTCTTTATATGATTCCTGATGGGTAAAGAATGCCCCCAAATGACTACCAACGTCCTGGACAATATCGCTTACGTCTTTACCGTCCTTCTTAAAGTCTTGGTAAAGGTCAATACACTCTCGAATACCCGCATGGGCAGCTTTGCACGCTGCGAATATTGTGATTGGGTCCAATCAGAACCCCTCTCCAGGTGTGATGTAGCAAGTGGCATTGGCAGCATCTCCAATGATTTTTGCGTACACATTAGCACCAGGTCCCACCTGTATGTTTGTGAATACCTTGTACGAATAAGGTGGTAGCGCTATGACTGGACACGGACCAGCGTCTGGTAACGCAATGTTAAAATTACTGGTGGCGTTAATCTGTACATACACCGCAGAGTTTGTATCAGCATTGGCTAGATAATATTGTTGGCAAGGACTGTTAGATTGAATAGTAAACACATTGGATTGCGTGTTTGCAGCACCATTAGCAATCATCCTAACAGTATTGCCCATCTGTTGGAATGGAATGTTATTAGCCATTTCAGTAAACCTTTCCACCACCACCAGAGGTAGGTGACTTCTTGGTGTTGTAACTAGGCGTGCCAGAGAAGTCAATCACTGACCTAAACCCGCCCATAGGCAATGTGCCAGGTGTCCATCTTTCCATGCCAGCAGACCCGTCACGGGGTAACTGGGGACGCACAGACTTGGCAATCTGTTGGTTTACCTCATGGGGTCTCTGGTGCTTAGAGTTAGCCATGTTGCTGTTTTCATAATCAGCCTTGGGACTCATAGGGTTCTTGTTGCGGTTGCTGCTTGGCATGACTAACCTCCTTGTTCTTTACAACTAAATAACTGAATAACACAAATATAGCAAGTGTTGCTACCCTTGTCCAATCACCCGCCCACAACGTGTAGGACGTTAATCCACACGACATGATGAGTGCCAGAATCGTGATTAGACGATCTGAGATAACCTTCAACGCCAACGTGATCAATGAGACTTTATCCATAGAACCCCCTTAAAAAGCCCTATTATGCCTCGTTTTCCTCGTCTTCTAATCCCATAAACCCACTACCCCACTCGTCATCTTGCATCTTCATCTTGATGGCCTCCAGCTTGAGAGCACGGTCTATCACCTTGGTTTTGTCGGTAATCGTGGCAGTTGGGTCAACCATGACCGCTTTTAGCATTTCAGAGATGGCTGTCTCTAGTGCTGGGTTTATACCCTTTTCTTTCTTCTTGCTCATCTCTTAGCCTTGCGCTTTCCTTTTTTGGACTTTCTAGCCGATGACAAAGCGATAGCAATAATTTGCTTGCGTGGACGGCCTCCCTCTTTTGTGAGTTTGCTAATGTTATTTGATATTGTTTCACGGCTAGTACCTTTTTTGAGTGGCATGGTCTACTCCTATCGGTTTTGTTCAGTTGCGCCAGGAATGGCATACGGGACAGTTAAACCTTTTGTGATGGCCTCACGTTGTCTCTCACCACGAGCAGCTGCCAAACGTGCAGCCTTAACCTGGTCAGCAAACGTCTTACCAGTCACGCCTGGGGTCAACAAAGTCTTTTGCAAGGAGCTGGCAACTGGCGGGGTCATGCCCGTGGTCTTGCCATAAACACCTGGGGCTAACTGTAGTGCAGCGCCACCAAAATCACCCCTAATCAATTTAGACAACGCACCTGATTCAGCCTCGCCACCAAACTCACCGATGTCCACCCCTAGTCCAGCGGTCTTAGAACCCGCTGTAGGCAACATATATCCTCTGGTGCGAGACATGGCCTGTTCTGTCTCCATCCTGTTTGCAAACACGTCATAGGCTGCTTTAGAAGGGAATATGGGGCGTAATAGTTCTCTGGCCTTGGGTGTGGAGAAAATAGCCGTGGCCTTGTCCAACATATCCCGCTTACCCGCCAACGCCTCCTTGACCGCCTGTGCAGCACCCAACTGGAAGTATTGTTTGTCAGTAGGTGACAACTTAGAAATTTCGTAGGCAATGTTGCTGGGGTCTGCGGAGAAAACTCTTCTTCCCTTATCTAACATTCTGTCAGCCCGTGTAGGACCAGCCCACAATTCTCGTGCTTTCTTATAATCAGGATTAACCTTATCCAAATAATCCAAATAATCTTTTTTTAAATCTAATAAAAGTGCGCCTTTAGGAGTAAATTTTCCTGACAATTTGTCCTGTTGCTTATCTATAACTTGATCTAAACCCTTTTTCAGAAGGTCATAGATTCTGAAATCATTTGATTCTGGTTTCATTTGTAGGTAAGTTACCTTACCCGCTTTGTCTCTAACAGGTATTTCTACCAATTCATTTATTGTTGGTGGCAGTTTGGGAATAGGTAATCTTTCAATTTTTAATGCCTCTCTACCTTCAGCCAATACATTATTAGGCATTGCTTTTATAAGAATTGCCAACTCTTCTGTATTTGGAATCTTTACTTTGTTTGCAGCATCATAGAAAGGTGCAGATGCTTGTTTCCTAACCGTGTCCAAATCCCGCTTTAACTTGGCAACATCTACCCCTTTTTTGCCAATCATGGTCTGTTCAACGTCTTTAGAGATTCTGTTGAACTGGTCTAGTTGTCGTTGGTTTAGGAACTTGGTAGCCTCTTGTCTGGCCTCACCAGGCACGTTGGTAGCCACCCGCATCAAACCTCTGAGGTTTTCCCCAGCAACGTCTGCTAGTGTGACATCTGCACCTTTGGCTGCACTTTTCATCTTGGCAGCCAACTCTTCTGGCGTGGTCTTGTCGGCCTCTAGTGCGTCTGCAATCTTTTTGGCAGCAATCTTGTCTGGGTTGCCAAACAAGTTGCGAAAAGCTGGAGCAGCCGTGTCCACTGCAATGCGTCCAACTCCACCTAAAACACCGCCCACTACACCGCCTTTTGCCATCTCTGAGGGTATGTCTTCTGTTTTCTCAGCCCCACCCGCACCAGCTTTCATGCCAGTTTCTACACCCGTGATTGTGCTTTTTAGAAAGCCTGGCAGTCTGGCTGCAAAGTCAGGTGCATACTTTTTGAGTGCAGTTAGGGCTAGATTACCGCCTACCTCAAGCGCAGCGGGGACTTCTGCCATGCCCATAGTTGCCACAGCTGGCAACATTGCACCACCTAATTGAGCAGCTGTAGCACCACCTGGTGACGTGGACTCAAACTGGCGTAACTCTTCTCGCTCGGCCTTGACCGCCTCTGGGTAACTGGGTTGCCCAGGAATCATTGACCTAAGACCCGCTAGAGCCTCTTCTCCAAATCCTAGAGTAGCACCTTGTAGTGCCTCTTTTAGGACAGGACCGCCTGGTATTGGTTTGACTTCTTTATTGTCCACTTGCTGCCCTTCTTATTTCGTTTTGGAAATATTGTGTAAATGGCATTCTGTTAGGGTTCAATACTAAGTCCTTTTCTGTTGAACCAGGTGCAAATAATGGATTGTTGTTCAAGTATCTATTCCAACTTTCTTCTGCACCCATCAATGTTTTGTTAGCAGAAAAATACCGCTCTAGGTATTCATTGTGGTCAACAGCACGTTTACCAACTTCTTTTGTGACGTTGATAATTTGTTGATTAGTCGCAGTAGGGTTAGATAAACTGATGCTAGACTTTTCAAACATCTTGCGTTCTGTGTCAGACAATGCACCCTCACCCTTGACATAGGCGTTTCTAGCCTGATTCTTGGCAATAGAGTCAAACCGTGCAGCGTCACTACTAAATGCAGTTTGCAACTCACCACCATACGGGATTCTGGCTAACCCACCTGTGGATATCCTTTTTAGAATGTCCTCGGCCTCGGTCATATCATTGATGGTGTTTCTAGCCTTGTTTGTGGCAGTCGCATTTGTAGCAAATTCTGTCTCTGCTTTAGCCAATTCTTTTAAATATGTTTGGCTTTTTAGTTTGTCAGTCAAACCTCTGTAAGGATTTTGTAAAGCAAGCGGAACGCCTAATTGATACACGCCATTGATATCAGGAGTACCTAGCTCTGATTCTTCTCCTCGTGACTTGGACTGTTTAGCCTCTGCTGCAATCTGGGCCAGCTGTACTCTAAGTTCTCGATCACGTTTCTTGTCTTCTTCTCTAGAAATGCGTGCTCTCTCTTTTTCGTCTAAATTAGCCTGTGCAATACGTTGTTTGTCCCGCATTTCTACCAGAGATTTAACCTTGTCATAGGCGTATGCTGGGCCGTACTTCTCCATTGCGTCTTTGATAAACGTGGCATTGTTCTGTGCAACTGTATCCCGCAAGGCAGCCATTCCAGCGTCTCTATTTGTTGAATAGAGCTGTAGATCGTCTTGCATCTTCTTGTAGAGAGAATCTATTGTCTTGTCCAGAGTCTTGATATTTTCGTCAAAAATGTCTTTTTCTTTCTTGTAAACGTCTGCACGGCCTTTCTGATGGCCTTCTAGCATCCCGTTCATAGCAGACATGGCAGCCTGGGCGTTGCCCTTGGACTTGCCACCAATCATAAATCCTAGAAGATTAGTGATAGTAAAGAGAGTCCCTAAGTCTTGCACAGTTTCTTGTGTAGGGACAAACTTCATGTCTGCCCGTTCTTGTGTCTTCTGTCCTACTAGCGCACGGGTGGGGTCTTCTGCCATGCTCTTGGCATAGGTTTCAGCAACACCTTTCTCGCCCGCAGCCATCTCAGCAGAAGTCTTGGCCTGTTGTTCTGTCTGTGCCTTCTCCAACTCACCCTTGGCAGTGGCAGACTCCACCAACTGTTCGTCTAGACTTTTAGTTGGACTTGCAAGTGATCTTGTTGATTCTGCTTTTTTGGGTGCTAAATCCTGTGCGCCAAACGCCCCAAATGTGCCTGATCCTAGTTGTCCTAATACTGTTGCCATATTAACTCCTTGGTGCAGTTGGTGTGGGTTCTCCAGGAGCGCCACCAACTAGTGTTCTAGCAACATTCATTGCGTAGCTTGAGGTCAGGTTGTTGACATATTGGTCAGCCTGTACACCAGCTTGAATAGCACCTTGAGCAATCTTGTCACCCACAGACTGCAACTGTAGACCCAAATTGAGCTGACTTTGTAGCAATTGTTGCGATAGTGCGTTGATTTGATTTTGCGCTTGTTGTGCCCCTACACCACCTCTAGTAGCAATATTTTGCGCTGCTTGTGCTTGTTGAGCCTGTAGTATCTGTTGGTTAGCTGGTGTGAGTTCACCCCTTTGTGAGGCTGCCAGCAATGCTTGACCTTGCTGTTGATAAGGTGCTGCCTGTGCTTTTAAAGCATCTTGTGCAGCTTGACCTTGCGCCTGTGCGGACCTAGCAGCTCTAGCGCCTAAAAGTGTTCCAACTCCAGCAATTCCTAGACGTGCTAATGTGTCACCAGATAAACCTTTACCAACGGGTTTTTCTGTGTCTGCAAACTGTTGAAATGCCGTTTGTCCAGGTGGCGGTGTATAACTGCGTTCACTAGGTGGACCTTCTGTTTGCGACAAAGCCAACTCTTGTGGCGATAGTGCAGCTGCTCCACCACCGTATGAAGGAGAGATTTGAGTAGTTTTGGGTGCAGAAAAAGAAAAATCTGGAACAAAAGTTGGTTCTTGTCCACCAGCTTGTACAGATGATACAGGACTAGGTTGTATGTCATAACTAGACAATGGAGTTAAAGGTGCGTATTGATCCCCACCATATTCTCTAGAAGTAGCTGCTGAGGCTTCTGTTACTGGCTGTGGTCCTGGTCCTTGTAATGCCAAATTATCATCTAGCTCAAACGAGGGAATACCCGCCTCTGTAATGCGTCCAGAACCACCTCTTTGCTTGAGAACCTCTGCCTCTTCTGGAGAAATGTAGGCCAGCATATGCCCTGGAGGAGCTTTCTTCTGGAGTAGACGTGCTATTTGTTTTACGTCTGTACCCATTCTTGTCAGGTTTCTTAGTGCTGTTGCCATGTCATATCCCCAGTGCTGATGATAAAGAACCGTAGTCAGGTGTTCCGTCTTCTTTCAATTTCAAAGACTGCACGTTCCATACAGCCTGTTGTGGACCGCCTGATTCTACTGAAGTACCGCCTCCATATCCACCTAAACCCTGTGAAACACCAGTTAGGGGCTGTGCTGGGCCTAGTATGGATGGCAATGCACCAGCTTTCTTTTTGGGGGGCACATAGCTTGTGGTAACAGAAATGTCTGTGGGCGTAGGAGTTGTAGACGGTGGTTGGGTTTCAACGCCTGGAGTTCCAAGTGGATCAATCTCAGTTGGTCCAGTACCTAAACCCCCTCGCCCTGGTCCTGTGCCTGGGCCTATACCAGTTGTTCCCCTTATTCCTGTGCCTGTACCTGTATCAATTAAACCGCCTGTTCCTGGTCTTGTTTCTGGTCCTATACCCGTTGCACCTGTTGATCCAGCACCACCACCTCGAACTGTACCCGCACCACCAACTCCAGTATTTGCTGTTCCACTAGAACCCGTCAGAGCACCCGTTGACCCAAAATTTTGTAGACCCAACGCTGTATTTACAGCGCCTTGTAACCCCGTTCCAACTGGACCTATACCTGTTGTTCCTGTTGATCCTGTGCCTGTCCCAGTCAATCCCGTACCACCTACTGTTGAGGATATAGACAAGTCACCTGGCAATGTTGCTGCACCACCAGCTGTAGAACCTGATGGGGATGGAGCACCTCCACCTAACCCTGGAGTCCCTGAACCCGCACCACCACCTGGTGTACCCGCAGCTCCACCAGCATTGACGGTGGTTGTTTTTGACTGTACTTGATTGGTTGGCGTAGTTGGTGTTTTTGTTAACGAGTTGGCAATTGTTGCTTGAACAGTTGGGTCTGGAAATGTAGTGTTATTTAATATGTCCTGAATAGACTGCTTGGTAGCGCTGTCCATTCCAAGAATACCCATTGACGCTGGCCCACCAGTAGCGCCACCAGTTAAGGCTGCATAAACTGCATTTGGATCATCTGTTCCTAATCCAACTAAACCACCTATTTGTTTTAATGCCTCTAGAACTGTAGAAGGTGTTCCTGTTGGCAATGTTGGTGCATCTGTAGCAGTTGCACCTGATGTTCCTTGACCTGATGATGGTGTCAAATCTCCAATATTAGGACTAACTACAGCACCATCACTTAATTGTTGTGTTGTTTGTAAAGTGTAAGAATTACCTTGGTTGTCAATTACATCGTAAGAGTAAATCTTTGCTTGACCAGGCATTTGGTAAGCACTAACACCACCAGTTGGTGCTACTACAGTAAGAGACTGTGGTGTACTTGGTTCATTTCCCGCAATCTTTACACCAGGACCTGGTGCACTAGGAGCTGGGGCTAGTACAGTACCATCTGTGTTGTAGGTAATACTTGTTTTAGGATCAAAATATCCCACCGTACCATCTTTGGTTTGCGTGATTATCATATTGGGAAACTGACGCACAATAGCATTCTGAGACGCTTGCGTTCCACCCAGTGACCCCGCTCCAGAAGACAATCCTGATACAACATCACCTGTCGCAGCAGTCGTAGCTATAGTTCTACCAACTGCTTGTGCGGTAGAGGGAGACACACCCGTCCCTTGTAATGTATCTCCTATCAACGTACCGCCACCCGCAGCCACTGCGTTGTTAATTACGTCATTTATAGTGCCACCCTTGCTAACAGTTGCAATGACACTACCCGCCACGTTGTTAACTACGTTGGCTACCGTAGGATTGTTAACAATAAAGTCTGGCAAACTCGCCACATTGACCTGACTCATAATCCCAGAAGATATAAGACTAGGTGCAGCATTAGTAATGGCTTGCTCTAGGGTTTGTCCTTGCGCTACACCCGTACCAACAGCAGCCAAGGCAGTACCAACAGAGGAAGAAACTGCTATGCCCGCTTCTGTAAGACTGGCTGCTATGGCTTCACCAGCAATAGGCAACGCATACGCTAAACCTATTGCTATTACATCTTTTGTTATGTTACCTTGTGGGCTGTACACGCTAGACAGAACTTGACCTGTTTGGTCATTTATCAAGTTCATGTAATCCCCACTACGCTCGTAGTGAGATATTTCTTGAGGCAGCTGTGCTATTTGTTGTTCAATGTTATCGCCTTCTATAGGACCAGGCGCACTCTGTTGTTTAGGTGTTAATTTTGCCATTACTGCACCTTTAACCGTTGTGCTATCTGTACATGAATGTCCTGGTGAACCCCAATCCAGTCATAGAAGTCATCCTCCACGTTCCAGTCCGCATCTAGCAGTTGGAAAGGGTTTGCTAGGTTCAGTATCTTTGCCAGTGACTCGTGCATCTGGTTGTGGATCAGTAGCCAGTCATCGAGGTTGTCAGGGTTGGCCTCTTCTATAGGATAGAAAGGTGTGGCAATGTTGTTGCGGTTGAGGGTTTGCCAGAAGAGCCTGTGCTGCTGGAAGTTCTCAAAAACTAACCTGGAAAGACCCTCCACGTCACCAAACTGTACATAGGCTAAATCATTTTGGTTAATAGATTTACCCTACCTTTCCTGTTGTGACTGCACGTTCTACATCCCATCCGAGCAATTTAATCCGATTCCAAACCGCACCTTTAGCCAATCCAAGACTTTTAGCCCACATAGATGCACTTTGAGTAATGCCGTTATAGGTAATATTCATGCTACAACTACGATTAGCCAGCTGTTGTTCATATGTTGCCCAACGACAATTTTCTTTGCTATAACCTTTAGAATTGTCAATACGGTCTAAAGTCATGTGTTCTGGTCTTTCACCCATGTCTGCCAAAAACTGGTCATAACTTTCCCATGATGGATCATAGGTAATACCAGAACCACCATATTTGTTGTAATTGATACATTTAGCACGGTTGCACCTGTCCTTTAGAGCTTGCCAACTCTTGTAGGTTTTGTAGTGTGCGCCAAATCTCATGATTTGTCTGCCTTGTTGTCTAGTTTGTCAAAAATCTGCTTACAAATGCTTTTGATCTCGTCTATGTCCCTGTGATAGTCCTCTTTAGAAACGTAGTCTCTAGGCATTTCTCTAACATCATTGTCCAGGCGTTCTATAGCCTTGGTGATATTGTTAAGTATCCAGCCACCCATGAAGGCAGCCAGACCAATAAAGACGTTAAAGACTTGTTGTGTTTCCATTTAAACCGCATAGTAAGGCACTTTTACATTAGTGCCGTTGTTGTTAATTATCAGGTAACCAGCGGGGACAAGTGGTAATGATGATGTTGCAAATGTAGCTGTGCTAGACGTTGACTGAGACATAGAAACAATAGTCACACTATTGTTGCTGTTGATGGTCATGGCATCTGCTGTACTTACTGCACCATTTGCAATAAAGTGAACCGCATTTGCCTGGTTTGTACCAATACTTAAATCTCCACCACCCGCTTGCAAGAAGGTTGCATTTGGTAAAGAAAAGTTATTATTAGGAAATCCAGCAGCAGAATAGCTATAGGTTGTACTGTTTATTCCAAGGTCAGCGTAGACAGTACCAGATTCGTTATACAGAGAATATGCACCGTATGCCGTATTGCTTGTTTGTTTATTTTGTACAGCAACATAAGAATAACTGGTTGCACTACCTACAAAGCTGGCAATCAATCCCGTATCTGCTGTGATGTTGGCTGCACCACCAACTGACAAAGAACCTATGCTAGAAGATGCACCGCTAAAAGTTACATTAGCTGTTGTCAGGTTTGCAGTTCCGCTTGATATAGTGGTGTTTGTTAGCGTTACATTACCTAAACTTGTTACAGTTGAACCCAATGCAACTGTGGTATTACCAATAACAACGCTATTGCTAGAAAGGTTAGCAGAAGGGATTGTTCCACTCTGAATGATGACGTTGGCTAAAGTAAGGTTGGCAAGGTTAGCAGTTGAACTTCCTAACGCAATTGTTACGTTGCCAATAATGACGTTGCTGTTGGCTAA